CCCGCAGCACTTTCTACGTATGTGGTTACTGTGCTGGTTCCCAAAATAGCGCCTGCTGTTTATAATCCTCAAATCAAAATGTGTAATTTTCTCAAATCAAAATGTACAATTTAATTTTATCCGTGTTCAATAATCCTCATTCCGTTTAAATGCCCTTGTTGCACTTGGGCTATAACTAATATTTCTATTTCACCGTTAATTGGAGAAACGTTATCAATTCTAACTGTGTTTGTAAAATTATCTCTTGCAAACAACGATACTTCTTGTGTTCCTATTTTATACTTTGTTGTTGTGTCAATGTTGCTTTTATTAGCTAAAAATTCAAAATCATATAGTAAGTCGTTATTCAATCCAGTGATTTTTATAGCACTTTGTGATATTCCATTAGATATAGAATTATAAACAGAATCTTTTAATACTTTATCAGGATAAACTCCACTATTTGGAGTAGATGGAGTATTTCCGACTGTAGTAGCTGCATAAAATGCTTGTGTAATTTCAAGACCATAATTCACAGTTTCACCAGAGTTAAACTCTTTAAACGATGTTAATTTTACCCCAGTAGTAGCACTTGTTACACTATTCCATGGTAAACCTTGTTCCCAATAACCTGCCGCTCCAAAATCAAAAGCAAATATCTTTTCTTGAATTGGTTGAATATTGTTAATTCTGTATTGTAAAGGCGATTTTAAAGATAAATCAGTTATACGATTTACCATAAATTGAGCAAAGTCCTTATCTTTAGGTAATCTAGTAGTTTCAGCTTTAGTTACAAATTTATTAGCAACTGATACTATTTCAGGTGTCCATTCTATATTAATAAGACCATTTTGATAGTTAGTAGCTATATTTGTGGTAACAGATGCAATATTGAAAACTTCAATTTTAGTTGGGGATGAAGGTAAATTAACTTTTAAAGATATGGCAGCTCTTCTAAAATCAATGGGTTTATTATACTTGACAACTATTATAACTCTATTACCTTCATAATATATTTCTATATTTGAATTGTGGTAAGCGTGTAAATATTCATAAACTTCCTGTGGAGATGCCATCCACATATTATCTAAACCACCTTTACCAAAATTAGTATGCAAATAATCCATTAAAGATTTAAACTTAGCTACTGACATAGAAGCTGATGGAACTGGTGTAGTGTATGTAACTCTATGCGTAAAGTAATGTAACCATCTTTTTACGGTGTCATTAGCTATAGAATTTATTTGTGTTTGTAAACTATTTGTGTCAGTAGTTTCATCAATTAACGCTCTACGCATTATAATTCCATTACTAATATCATCATTTGTAATAGCTTCTATATTTAAACCTGCTTCTAAAGTTTTAAATACTCCAGCTACAGTTGCGCTTGTATTATTAAACCCAACGATTTTACATCCAGCATCGTACAACGGACATTTACCTTCGTTATTTATCCAACCAGTATTACCTTCATTACAAGTGCCAAATATGGGTTTAAATTCTAATTTATTATATACATAATTTCTACCATTAATGGTGTCTTGATAAAAATCATTGTAAGTAATAAGATTTTCGATAGCTGGTTGACCATATTGTTGATACATCATATCAAATCCAAAATCGCACGCAAATTCATATTCGCTCCATTTTACATATGCATTTTGGTTTTCATGATGAAAATCATAACCAGTAGAATCTACAAGTGGGCCAGCAAATCCAGATTTATACATAACATCATTACCACAACCATCTGTAAAAAAATACCCATTATGGATAACATTATTTAAGTCTGGGTATTTTCCATAAAACATATTAAAAACATTATTATAAGCATCTGCATATCCATCATCAAGACTTATAGAAAATGCCCACTTTTTATCATATTTTAATAACGCTTTTACAACTTGTATTGCATTTACAAAATGAGAAAATTCTAATTCTATGCGTAAGGCATCTTGATTTTGAAACCTTTTTTTAACTGTAGATAAGATCAGCAGTTTTGCATTTTTATTACTCATACCCATATAAATTACTAACTATTTATAGGAGTCGGTTGGCTAAATGTTATAAAATACACACCACCATTTAATTCACTAACACAATGAACGTAAACTATGTTTTGTGGTAGTACTTAATACTCCAGACAATACGTATATGTTTCCTATCCAAGATATAACTGCTGTACCTAGTGGAGGTAAATATATCATTACAGTTTTATCTTTAATAGGATTAGTAAACTGATAACTATAATTGCCAGTCATTGCTGTAAAATTATCAGCTCTAAATAAATCATAACTTGATACGTCAAATGACATATTACTGGTAGGAGCAAATAATTTTTCAAAACACCATTTTGTATTACCCCAACGTAACTGTGTATTTACTCCCACATTATACACAGGACAGTTTTCACCATCTGCATTTATTTCAGTTACATAAGGTTTACCAAAAGCTGGTACAACAGATCCATCAACATAAGGATTAAAATCTATTGTACAGTCTCTTGGATAATCTGTACCAACATTTTCAATTCTTAGATCAAATCTTCCAGCAAATGTATTACCTGTAGACATTGCACATCTTGGAGAAAGAATTTGTATATATCTAGCATTAGACATAATCCTAAAATGCGCAGATAACACTGAAGTAGTTCCAGCTTCTCCAACTAATGATGCATTAATACTATATGGTCCATTTAAAAGAATATTTCTGCCACCAGAAATTATATAACTTGTTCCTCTAAAAATATCTCTATAATCAGCAGAACAGTCATCTATAACTGTACCGTTATAATTAAGGATTCCACTATTATTTAATCCAGTGCCAAATACTTGATTACCACTTCCCTTATTTATACAATTTTCAGCACCGGATCCAAACAAGTTAACAGCAGAACAACTTCTAATCCAATATCCAACCCCAGCATTTTCAGCAGCAGAAGCTATAATAGAACTATAGGATACTCCATATAAACAAAATCCAGCCAAGTGCGCACTACTTACATAAGTAGCATCTATAACAATTGATGTCCCACCTTTAATAAATATTCCGTGTCTTCCAGCTTGCGACACTCGTACATTAGTTATACGAGAGATAATTGGTGTATCAACATAAATACCGTGCGCAACTGTTCCCTGGATATATACGTTATTTATAATTAGATTATTTACGTTATTCCCACTCGAAACTTGGTCTGGATTTTCTTTTTCTATAAATATTCCTCCAGCTCCAGTAAATGTACCTTCAACTTCATTATAATTTGAGCGAACTCCGATTAAATCAAATCCATCAAATCTCAATGCAGAAGCTTTCCAAGTTTTAATATGATAACCGCCGTTAGTAAATCCTGTATCTATTTCCATTACAAATTTGGTAGGACCGGATAAATCGTTGACATTCGAAGATCTTCCATAACCAATAATTCTTACACTAGAACTTGTTATATAAAACATGTGGCTAGTTCTACCTCTAGCTCTAAATTTTATAGTTACAGTTCCAAATAATAGTGTTAGTGGTTTATTTATATTAACTGTTCCATTCGTTGAATCTATAAAATGTGTACCAGTCCAACCAGTAAAATCAAGTACATCACCAGCAACTGCGTTATTTATTGCATTTCTAAGTGCAGTATCAAAACTTCCGGTAGGAACAATATAAGTTGCAGATGTTAATCTAGGAACTCCCCAATAAGCTTGTCCATCTCCAATCATTAAGACATAGTTTTCCAGGGCTCCAGTTTTATCTAATTTATTAGGATCTATATTATCCGTAGCATTCTGTACCGCAATATCAGCATAATTTTTAGCGTTTTGTTCAGCAACGTTGGCTTTAGCGTCAGCATAATCTTTTAGTATTAAACTTTCTGAGGAAATTTTATTATCAGCATATTCTTTTGTATCATCTATAATCTGTATAAGACTACTTGCTAAATCAGTAATGTCTGATATAGGATGATTATGCTGCGATGGAGGGAATTCGGACGGTTTATTTAAAATGTCAGACCAATAAGTGGTGCCATTATTACCACTTGAACCAGAATCTGTGTTAACCCAGGAACTAGCACCAGGGTGCCACATCCAGAATGATTGAGTTGAAATTACCTGAGCAAAATCACCTGGCTCTCCTATTGGTCTAAAAGCCACTAATTCATCTGGTGTGTTAAAAGGAGTTCCATCAGTTTTTGTTATGTAATTTCTGTAGTAATTAGTTAGCGAAAGATTAATAATTCTGTTTGTGCCTGCCATTGTTTTTAATTTTTTTTAATCCGGTAAAGCCGGAGCGCCTATCGGTAAATTATAATTAACACTATTACCAAAATATTTGTAGAAAAAGAAAGAAATATAATTTATTTGACTGGTATGAGCGCCAGTAACATGTATTTCACCATTGGTCTTAATTTTAAGAACACCAGGTGCTGAAGTGCCATTAAAAAAATAACCCACTACATCGGCGCTCGGTCTTTGACCAATTGGTAATAACGCAAGTTTACCGTAACCATTTTGCGCCGTAAATGCGCCATGAAGCATCATAACATTAAATGAGTTAGATAGTAATGCAAGTCCAGTGAGAGATGTAGCTGGGGAAAAACCTGAGGCATAAGGTAGAGTTATGAAAGGTGCTAAAATTGCTGTCTGGCCAAATAATGAAAGTATATTTGCTTTTAAAATTTTATCAAGAGTATATAGCTCATCATATCGAATAGCATAAATGGGTGGATTCTCATCGTAGCCCCAGGCATAGTTACGGATTTCATGAACTTCATGGATGCTTCCATCTTTAAAAGTTCTTGATTCTTCAGTAGTAGTATTAGGTATGAGATACAAAATTTTCGAAGCATTGAAAGCAAAGTTAGCTTGAGGCACAAAGTATATTTCACCAGAGCGATATAACCAGCCTGCATTAGCAACTATTGTACTACCATCGGCCACAGTAAGGCCTTTCAGTATCAAAGCTGATTCACCTGGAACCAAACTTTGAATAATGCAATCTATGGCGTCATTCAAATTATCTTGGATTAGATCAAAATCTTGAAGCCGCAGCGGCATCCCTCCACTAATATTTCTTAATCTTTTCATTAGATATAAAATATTTGAATGATAAATGATTTACCAGGCAGCTTATACTTTTGCACAATAGCTGCAATATTTTTTGCGTAAATATACAAAATTGATGGAATGTTTACGATAAAACTGATAGTTTCAGCGTCATTTGAATTGAAAACATAGCTATCATGTTGGTCGAGATAAAAATCAAATTCACCAACTGGTGGTAGTATGTTCCAAATCCATGGACCGAGTTCGTAACCTTCAGAAATAAATATATCATTACGTCCAAAACGCGTGTTGAGAAGCCTCTCAATATATATTACCTGGGGAGTTGTTGTAATATCGCGATGAAGAAAATATCTGTAAATCTTCAAGCTCTCTGAGAGCATATAAAGATAACTTAATGATACTTTCACCCAGGCCAGAAAACGAGTTTTGCGAAGTGGTGGCGGTATTAATAATATGATGGATTTAAAAAGTGAAAAAAACCACATGTTTAATCTTTAATTGGTACATTAACAAAATCTTCGTATATGAAAGAGCTTTCTGCAATATTAAGATTGAAATAACCTGACTCAGGTACTACATACATTTCGATAGGTCTCCATTCACCACCTGCCACTCTATGGTAGGCAGAAATTATTTTCGCATCTACTACCCCTTCAGCTAAGCGTATGGCTTCTTCTAACTCTGATAAGCGCAAGACGCCATCGTATTCTAAACTTGCTCCAAACATTTTTATTGCTTGTTCAATAGGATTCACGGATGAATCGCGTAGTAATTTATTGTTCGCATCTAACACCATTCTATCGCGTATAATTTTCAAATTTACCTTCACCTGGTCAGCTGACAGAGAAACAATTTCGAGCTTAACACCAGCATCTTTCATTTTAGCCCAGTAATCGCGGAAAGCGGATAGCTGCTGCACAGATAATGGTTTAATATCAGGTATAGTGCCTGTGGCTACCTTTATTTTGATTTTATCGCCTATTTCAGTAGCTGAAGCGTAAGTAATGATGCGAGAATAGGGTTGATCAGAGATATAGCCAAAGGAATCGCCCAACCATTCGAGAGCATATCCATATTGAAATTTTTTGCTTTCTTCAGCATACCAGCGAAGCGTATGGGGTCTTTTACTATTGATAATTTTTTCTACCTCTGCCTTATGTTGATCATAAAGTTTCTCAATCATCCAGGATGCTACCGCTATAAGCCATAGCCATAAACGCCAGATGGCTACCCTGCTTCGATTAGATAAATCGGCTAAAAGTGTTTCTGCATTGTCAAGTGTATATCCTTGTCGACTATCAACTACAAATGCATGAAGCTCCTGCATGTTATTTTTAACATGATTCAATGCATCGTAAATTTCGGCAATTGTTCGTGCCATCACACTCTGTATATTATTTCTTTAATAACACCAGCTGAACAAACATCTACCACTACCCTAACATAATTGGTAAGGAGTCCTATGAGGCTAAAGGTATGACTTTTTACTGAAGCAACTAAGGTAAAATGAGTGCCTGGTATAATTGAAAAATCTTCACCATCAAGACTTTGCTCTAAATGAATTTGGGTAACAGTGGATGGTATATCATAATCTATTTGTACTACCAATGTGCCCTTTAGATTAGGAACCCTAATAGCATAAAATTGTGTAGGTCCATTGTTAAGTGAGTAGTTAAGTTTTTGAGTAATATTAACCATATCGTCAGGTGTTAGAGTTATATAATCATCATTACCAGTAGAAGGGTAGATATCATTTTTTTTATAATAATCTACAACATCCTGATTTATAGTTTCATCAGGTAAAAATATTAACTGACCATCATCTAATGAGATATCGGGTCTGAGAAACGCGTTAGCTGCTAAAATACTGAAAACGCACTCAACATAGCCATACTCCTGGAGGGCGATATCAAAAATAGTTTGATTTTTTTTAGAAAGAATAGTCCTCATTTATAGTAAGTATTGATATTCAACAAGCCATATTCGTTGAATTGAATTGTTGGCGTGGTTCCGCCATCCAGTTCAATTTGCAATGATATATCGCGTAGCATTTTTAACCTTTGGGACGCAGAGAAAGGACTATCGAGGTAACGTATAAGTCCAATACCAATAGCTGGCGATTCTTTCCAATCTCCTTTGGTGGTTGAGAGCAGCAGTGATACATTCTGCAAATCAGGCACATCGATTAAAAAATCGCCCTCAGAAGTAGCCAGATCATTCGAATTATCAAGTATAAAATCTTTCATGTTTTGAATGTTACGATAATGAATAACCAAATACGCCGACTACCGGGTAAGGGCCTGATGTAAGCCCCGTATTGTAAGTAATCTGAAGCGAACGTACATAGTCATCTATAGCATCAGCTATCTGTGATGATAGCGTGGCTATTGCATTTTCCGGATTATCGTTTTTGCCGCGTGCTTCGAGAAAAGCTGATTCGATGGATCTTTTTAGTTTATTTTTATCAAGCATCCTTCAAAATTTTTAAAAGGCGGTTTTTAATTGTAGTAAATGTTGCAGAATTGATAGGCACACCAGAGGGACCGGTAGCAGTTGGGACTGTAATACTACAAATGGCATCAATCAATGAACTCAACACAGAAGCAAGATTTTCAGATTGTATTTTCAAAAGAAAACCTTCCTGGTCTATTTCAAAGTATGTAGAAGATATTTTTAACTCGAGTCGTTCTACTTCTGAACAAACCAAGACAGCCTGAACGGCATTGTTATTCATAATCGGCCCTACCGCAACATAACTACCGATTTTAGGTACCAGCAGAAAAGTATTATCATTATTGTCCAAAACGGCTTTAAGCCTTACACCTTGCAGTATTGGTCTGCCATCCTCAAAATCTACTGTACATTGCTGATCGCCTACTTCTATTACTTTGGCTATCTGCAATTGAGTAGTAGTGTTTTTACTCAGTTGTTTGATAATTTCCTGGAGTGTCATGCTTTGGGTCCTATTTTAATTTCCTGTCGGAAACCATCCGTACCTAAACGATAAGTAACCTTATCAACCCAAAATTCACCTGTGCGATCGGAGTTTTCAACAGATTTGAGAACCACTATATCGCCCTGACGGACAAAAGGTTCAATAAATGTTGTGAAACTTCCCCTGTATCCATCATAAACCATGCGTTCATAATCGCGCTGGGCTGCTTTTGAAAGTTCATTTACAGATAGATTATAATAGTTGAGGGTACGATTTTCGCCACCTTCGTCTCCTATTTTAACTTCTTTTCTTGAACCATCAGGGTAAAGCGATATAGCTGTTACACGAAGCTTGATATCGCTAGCACGGCGATATTCCAGGTTATCGTCTATTACATTGCATTTAGTCCCGGTAATATGATAAACAATCTTACGAGCAAATGTTGCATCGTAGGGTTTGCCAACCACAAGCACACCTTGTCTAAAAAAGCTATGTATTCCCCATTCTTTGAGTTTGTCAAGAACTTTAGCCCGGTTCATATTTTCAATCCGAAAATCACCGATTTCTGCATCAATAAAATTAATTGCAATGTCATTAAAATGCCTTTTCAATAATGTGGATAGTTTGCAATTATATAGATGGTCATTGATAGTTGATTGTTTTAGCAAATACATTTCATCTTCGCACCTAAGTTCTATAGGGGTTGTAGGGCTTATTGCTGCAACATACCCTTTGAATATTAAATTCAAATTAGCGTCGTAGCCGGCATTTATCTCTACTTTATCCCCAGGTCTTATAAGATCACGTAGCTTATTGACATTTAATGAGAGATTGGCAGGCAATTTAATGACACAGGTATTGGTAAGGTTTTCCCAGTCAGTGGATGCCTCTACGTTGTGTACATAACTAAAAGCGAATTTCCCTATTTGTATTTTAATGTCTGTTACTCTCATTTTTCCATGATTACAAGTTCTGTTTTTTGCTCGCTTATAGCAGAGAAGGTAAATGGCAAAACATTTATAAATGGTGTTACCGGAAAATTGTAGTCAGTTATGACTATCTCATAGATATTGAAAGCATTAAGTATCTCATGTGCAATCTCCAGCGATGTTTTCGCTTCAAGAAATTTTCGAAGTTTGATGGCCTCATCCCGTGGCCATCGAAGGCCATCATATGTTAGCAAGCCTTTAACCTCAATGATATAATCGCCGGCTGCAATATACTCCTTCACGGTTCCATCCCTGCCTTGCAGTTTGGTAGTAACTATGTTTTTAGAGGTATTGAAGCTAACTATAGCCGAATCAATAATTATATCATCTTCTCCATCAATTCCTTTAATAAGCAAAGGCATGAATTTAGTCAGATCTGGAAATATAGAACCAGGGAAAAAAATTGAAGTTGCGACATCCTGGGCAGCTGCTTTGTAGGTAGATGTATCGTTAGCACGCAGCATTCGATTGATCGCTTCGCCCAGTTGCGGAGAATAGCCACTTATGCCTACATACTTCAAAAGGGCGGGTATATTAATTTCTGTCGTCATGATATTATAACCTCCGTGTCTCTAATTGCAGATACCAGGGCATCTTTCACCATTTCCTGAATTCGACCAGGTGATTCTGAAAGTTTTTGTGTTACAATTTCTATTTTACCCACAAGGTTCTCAATCTTCACATTCACATTGCGTACTGTAGCTCCTGCACCTGATGATGTTGTTGATTGATTATTTTGAGCTCTAAAATTAGATACAAGAGGTTTATCTTTATATGCTGAATACTGGCTGTCTAATTCTTTATCGCTAACTGATCCTGTATAAGTGTTTGTATCAGTCGATTTTTTTGTTTTTCTCACATTGTCTTTAGTTAAACTTTTTTGTTCACCTTCTTTAAAAGCAGAGGATATGCTTTTACCATAATCGCCTAATGCCCCTTGAAGCTGCGAGAAACCTTCCTTTATTTTATCAATATCAAATGTAAAGTAACCTACAAGCATCTTGCCAATGCCGCCTAGTACGCTACTTGCTAATTTGCCAATATTCATAAACACAGCTTTAAAACTTTCCCATAAGCCATAAAGAAACTTACGAAAACCCTCAAATTTGTTCCATGCATAGATAAATGCACCCACAAGTACCCCGATAGCCACTACCACCCACCCGATGGGAGAAGCCACGAAAGCAGCATTCAGCCCCCATTGAATGGCTGTTAGCACTTTGGTAACACCACCTAATATTGTCGTCCATAGGGCTTGCAATCGAGTGGCCCATCCAATCTTTTTGAATATTTCTGCCAAGGCCAATAAGCCTGGAGAAAGTTGAAGTATGCCACTAAGCTGGGTAAAAATGACATCCAGGAAGGGTAGAAGGCCACCAACGACACCAAATGCCTGTATCTTAATGTTTTCAAAGAATTGTAGAAGGCGATCATGCGTTTCTTTGTAGCCAGCCATGATGGTATTTGCCATTTCTTCTCCTGCGGGGCCTGCCAATGAAATCTCCCGAGTAAATTCGCGGATTAGTTCTGTATTCTCAATAAGCACCTGGGCGGCTACTTGATTCTCAGTCCCAAACATACCAGCCAATAAATTAGTATCGGCAATGCTCTTAAGCATTTCGAGTCTATCGGCCAGGGTAAGCGATTTATCGGCAAGCCGCGACACATCGATGCCCGCTGCTTGTAGCCGCTGAACAATTTCTTTGGGTAGAAAATCCTGTCTATTCAATATTCCCAAGACATTCCGTAAGGCAACTCCGCCCTCTGCCCCTTCTTTTCCAAATTTACCAAGCACCTGAAGGGCTGCATTAGTTTCTATGAACGAAACATTGGCTGCTCTAGCCGCAGCACCGCTCTGTTGCAAGGCCTCAGCTACCTTTGGAACTTCTACGGCTCCTATTTGAGCAGCAGAAGCCATTTGATTCATCATATCTCTCGCAACTTTAGCCGCCTGCACCGGGTTGCTTAAATCCACCGCATATTGGTTTATGGCAGCAGTGAGGGCTTCAACAGCTCCGATTGTATCACCTTTCATGGTTTTGGCCAGCGTGGCCACGGAGCGTGCCAATGAATCGAGTGCTTGAGGTGATCTGGCCAACTCAGGTGTAAGTTTGGACAGCAATACCTGGTAGGTATTCAGATGATCTATAGCACTGTCGCCAAAATCTGCTGCCATTTTGCGGGCCGATGCCCCCATTCGCTGAAGCGCCTGGCCACTTGTCCCTGTTATGGCTGATAATTCTCTGAGAGCCCTATCATACTCGTAGATTGCCTCTGTGCCACTTCTAAATGGTTGTCCGAATGTTTCAGCCAATCGATTCATGGCATCGAAAGCCAAAATACGTAAACTGCTTTGAGCATCAGCAGCACTTTTTTCTATTTTTCCGAAGGCATTCTCTACCTTCTCCTCCATATTTTGCACAGTACCTGAAAGCCTTGCAAATTGAGACCTAAGCTCATTTATAGCCACAAACACATTACCATCAATATTAATCGTTATATTTGCAGCACTATTCATGATCTTATGTCTTTTTTATTATATTTATTCGCTTTCAGTATCTATGCCATTGGTTTTTACCTGCTTTACAGAATTTTGCGGTGGTATATCAAAAACTACTGGCACAAATAATCATTTACCCATGAAGGCTTCATAAACGCCGACTTTTACAGCTTCTTTTAGGTTCATAAGGTCATATTCTTTGAGCCATAGTGCCTCAGTGCCTAGCTTACAGAATTCCTCATCGCTGAGTTTGTAAGGGTTTACATTAAACTGCTGGCGGATGATGGCAGCAACTTTCCGCAAATCGTCAATACCAGGTGTTGAATTAATTTGCCAGGCATTTAAATTTTTTTTAAAGTGGCTACCCGAGGTTTAAATATCTGCGCAAGCTGTGCCATAGCTCCAAGCCTGGCTTCATCATCGGTAGCCATTGCCTCGTCGCCGCCCAGCCAGCAATTTTCAAATAATATATTGCCCTGCTGAATAGGGTTAGTAGCCGATGATGCCGCTGAAAGAATTTCCAGGTTAGGCTTTCGGAAGTATCCGGTAAGCTCCGGTTTATCTTCGCCTTCTGCATTTACCTGTATGCAGTACACTTCGCCATATTGCTTTTTCCACATGGCGATCATTGCATCGGTTACGATGTTTGTTTTAGGCATAATCAGTTCCCCCATTCTATATGTGATACAATCAAATCAAACTCAGTTTCGAACCCGGTATCGCCCTCCTTGAGTTCTCGTTTGTTATTGGTAAACTCACAGTTTCTAATAACATGCGTAACAATCTTATCATTGGGATTAAGATAAGATATTACAATGTCGAAGGGGGCAATATCTTGCAGACGGCTAACGCCAGCTGCCAGTGCAGCGGTTTGTATGGCTTCCACCTCGTAGTGCTTTAGGGTGATTTTTGCACTGGCTTCGTACCGGCCATATCCACGACTTACAGGATATTGCCCGGCTCCGTAGCTATTCACCTTTTCTACTTTGTCTTCGTAGCTAATAGCAGTTATACCCTGCACCGTCCGGCCCATAATGTTAACCCTGATGTTGGCCCACGAATGCCTTATTCCGTTAATTAAAGGTGTTCCTTCCATGATTTAAAAGGGGTTTTTGAATCCGAGTTTGGCTGTAATTTTGGATGTGCTTCCTGTAGGGATTATCTCAAATTTTACCACCAGTTCTGATGTAGCCAGCAAATTTTGGTTGGGATCCACATAAATATCGATAGCCGATACCTCGTCGTTTCTGAGCATCTCTTCAAGCCCTTTTCTACCGACGGTTTCAAATTGCTTGATTACCTCGGCAGAAAGTTTACCGGTTTTGGGATCGATTTTCTGCGGCGAATCTACATACGGCAATAAGGCAGCTCTGACCAACCGGGCTGCTTTATTCATTGTTTCCACATTTTCGGCATAGGCATAATCGGATGTGACCGAAGTAGCTGTAGCCGTACTATTGAAATAATATCCCGATATGCCAGTATGAGTTCTAAAGAACTGATACCCTGCAGCATCTAATGCTTCCAGCATGCCTTTGGTAAGGCCTTCTATTTTATTACCATTAATTCCTGCTGCTGTGAGTGAACCGCCATAGCAATTGAAACGATCTACCCAGCTATGTTTTACATTTACAGCAGCTTTGGCTCTTGCCCCTAAAGCTGTGCCTACAGCTCCATAAAGATTATGCTTTATACTACGCAATGCCACACCTAAGCTCTGGCCTATTACCACCATCACATTTTCTGCATTCAGGCTACGTACATTAAATGGGTTTCCAAAACTTATTCTTTTGCCTTCGAGAATAAAGAATACAGGCCTATGTTCAGAAAATTCAGCCACTGCAATTTCCTGCGCCTTTGCAATTGCTTTCACTTGTTCGCTATCAGGGCCTAAAGGAGCTTCATAGGTGTTATTCCAGGCTATTGCCATGCGCCTTATTTTACCTTCAGCATGACGCAAAAGATTAACACCGTTTTGGGCAATTAAATATTCATAACTATCAGTATCTTCACTCAACATAAACCAGAGGTTTGCATTGGGTGCAATTCTGAAAAATTCTTTTATGTGCTCATAAACAAGCACATTGTTGTTTATGTCATAATCTGGAGTAATGCCTAGAGAAACTGCATCATCTAGGGAGGCAAACAAATAGGGAGTATTAAGCTGTACTCCTGCAGCTACTGCAGGCCCATTTACTACCAACCCGCTGGTAGCATCCTCGCTCTCGGTGCGTCGTCCCAGGCCCCCACTGCCTTTTTCGATTACTACATCATTCATGGTTTACTTAGATTTAAAATGTCTTTTTGCTTTTACCTTTATTTTTAGCTGGAACCTGCATTTCAGATGAATCTTTTGAATTCTGTTCTTCTGTAGGAGTTTCATCAGCGGATTTGTTTACCACTGATTCGACTGGATTAGTATTTCCTACTTCTGCATGAATAGGTTCTTGCAAAACCTCGCTACGTTTGATTTTCACGACTTCAAGTCCAAATGCCCTTGCATGGTTGCCAGCATGGTTAGCCGCATTTGCCAGGAAAAAATTGCCATCAGTAGTGGCCAAAAGTTCATCTTCTCCTGGATAATGTTTAAAAACATCAGTAGCTAACTGTAAGAGCTCATCCTTTGTTAACTTTTTCATTTTGGAGGGTTTTTAAAAGTATGTCGTTTTTGTCAACTGATCCTTTACTACTTCCACGGTAAAAATTCAGTACAGTGCTAAGCCCTGTAAGCAACACCCCCAGCACAGCATAGGCAATTTCACGATTGCCACCAGGTATAGGTTTGAAGTATAGCAATAAAACAAGGATAATGGTGCATACTACGATAACCAGGTCAATCAAGAAACCTACATTTTTGGCCAGCCAGCTAGCATTTGAGCTTTGCTGAATGTTTACATTCATCTCGCGAGCATTGGCTACGTCGGCCAAATAGGCTTTGAGTTCGTTTTGCTCGTATTCCCTGAGGCATTTTTCAAACTCAAGCTTTTGTTCAGGCGTAAGACCTGGAGCTTCCCGGGTCAATAAGTTGCTAATAAGTTGAGCAGGTGGAAAAACATCCCCAATCACATCCAGCAGATGGGGCGCATTTTCCGTTAAAAATTTACCTACCGCTGTATCTTTAAATGCTTTTGCCATAGTTGTTAAATTAGGGATATACAATTAAAATTTTATCTAAACCTGTATATCGGCAATCTATGTGCACCCAAGTAAGGGTTTTTGCTTCAATACATGTCAGTCCTTTTTCGAGAAAAAGTTGCTGATTTTTTAAAATTTCTGTTCTTATTTCTTCTGGCGATAGGCCATCCAACGTGAAATCGATGGCCCTGCCAAATTTATGCTGACTAAAAGGTGCGCCCGTATGTGTTTGAGGTTCGCGAAAGCCGCGTTCGGTAAAATGGCCTCCAATATGCCAGTTATTAATTGTCATGGGGCGTCCGAAATAATCACGGATAAACTGGGCTATAAGGATAATGCGATAATCGAGCAATTGAATGGCTTTTTCGCCCAGTGCATTGATTATCGCAGGGCCTACAAATTCCTGTATAACAAAATTTTTACTCACTTTCATGGCCCTTTTTGTTAACTAACTTGCGCTTGACGTATATCCAGATTTCCTTAATAATAATACCGCCCAAGGCGCCCATGAAGCCAAGCGTAATAGCTTCGAATAAAGTTTGAAAATTGAGTAATCCTGTAATCAGGCCAGTTACAGAGCCTAAGGATCCATAGGCACCTGCGAGTAATCTATCTTTCATTTGGCATGAATTGCTCTGTAGCATAGTTATCAAACTACTGAGTAGCGGGAGGGGGATTCGAACCCCCGTCCTGCGGATTATGAGTCCGCCGATCTGACCCCTGATCTATCCCGCATAAAGGAAGCATTATGGAACTATTGGCATTAAAGAAGGTTTACGATTAGACTTTGGCCGAAACAAGCGCTCCAAAACCCGTCCATTTTTTCGGCAGGCAAATGTCATACAAACTGAAGCCAACCAGATTTCGCCTGTATTCAGGATCGCTCTTGGCCTCAGAATAATACATAGAAAGCTCGCCCTTGCATTTGAAAGCACGTTGCGGATAGAAAGCAATAGAAGCAACCTGGTCATTTACTGGATCGGCAGCAGCTCCAAACGCCTTTTTTGTTAGGGTACCCGAAACTTCTTTGTAAACAGGCATGGTAGGATATTCGAAAATTTTGAAACCATACAAGTTCAAAACCGTACCCGCAGGGATATTTTTATATTGGTTAGCGAAAACCTCATCTACCATCAGAAGGTCTTCTACATGCTCATTGCAGAGCAGCAAAACGCGGCCTATTTTGGGGACCTTCAGGTCGTCTAAGGCCTTCTTAAGCCTGATGATATCCTGGGGAATCAGACGTTTTCGGGCATTGGGCTGTCCATTGCTGGCGCCCGTTGTTAGTACTATGGGGGTATCACTACTTGCCGAGGCAGGTGCAAGCGCATGGGCTGCTTTATCCGCTGTTTTTTCTTCCAGCACCTCTTTATGTTGAGTAATTACGCTGGCCATTTTGTCGTAGCTGATTGCGTATAGTTCGTCGTTGGTAACTGCCGTATTCTGCGTTTCGAACTTGTCCAGGGCAATTGCTATGTCGCCATCAGTGCGTGTTACTACCGGGATTGGATAAGTTGTATTGTTTATCAATACGCCTGGATCAGCGCCAATATCAACCAAATGTATTGAATTATTATTCACCAGATCGTCGCGGCTGGGTATTTCGTTTATCCACGAAGGATCGCTACGAAATCTTTTTAAAAGTTCTCCAGTCCATATTTCTACAAATACCCCACTACGTAACCCTGCAGGCAAAGGCAAGATGGATGCGCCAAGTATGAAACCAAGCAATACTACCGCAGGCAATCCGGTAGTTGAGGCTAAAAGGCCGCTTACGATTGCAGTTGTAGCAACACTCAGAAAAATAGTAAGCAAAAACAGGATTTTCTTCATTTTTAATCAAGGTTTAAATCGGGTTCGTGTTTGAATTCTTCTTTGTAAAGGGTACGATACAGCTGGGGGTCTTCTTTTTTTACACGGGCCACTTCTGCGCGCCCCAGTGCTATCAAATCTTTCCATGTTTTCAACTCGGCAGAGCCTGCCGTTTTGCGCCGAATCTGTTCCGAAGGTTTTACAGCCGGTTGAAGCAAATTCAGAAGCTCTTTGGTGCCTTCGAAATCGGCAAGCGCCATATTCATCATCTTCTCTTTCTGCGAAGCAGTGATACGTGCACTTGAAATGGCCTCATTCACCAACTCTTCAGCCCTTTGCCGGGTCAAATCCGATAATTTCTGCTTCAGGGTTTTTACTTCTTCCTGCAATTCATGGTGTTGGCTTACGAGTTGTTCAACATGCTTTTCTACTTCTGCCTCCGTAGCCGTAATTTGCAGTCCAAGCTTTGTTTTTAGTGTATCCATTATATGCAGTTTTAAAAAGGGTATATTCATTAATTCCTGATGGCTCGGGTTAACTGATTTACTTCCAGCATTATAGAGCTTTACGCTATTTCTGTTTCCAGGCAAATCAACCAGGCTAATCTCGAGTAAGATGCAGCGGGTTACAGTTTCACGTGTTTGGCCTTGCAGCAGATATTTACTTTCACTACTTGTAGCGAGCACCTCAATGCCTATGCTACATGCATTTATAATTCCTTTTTCTACTTTATTTTTTATCTGCCTGGCAAAATCATCTTTATCATCAAATATAGCATCAGCTAGCAAAGCCCCATTTTCTACCCTCAGATTTTCCCATCTTCCAATAGGCAATAACCGATTATCGTATCTCTCGTGCTTCCATAGCATTACAGGATTTTTCGTAAAATCATTAAAATCAATACCCTCCGTAAGTATGCGGAATCCTGCGCTATTTACACTTTCATCGCTTACCAGAAAAGTAATTCCCATGAATAGAATTTTATGCACAAATAAAACTCAAATAAAACAGGTATCCAAACTTTATTTTATTGATTATCTATTTTATATTAAATAAGATTACAGCATATATAACCACTAATAGTTTTTTTAAAAAATGCATGACTATCCATCAATTTTGCAATAGGTTTAAAAACAAAGAAAATGGGACGCAAAACAGATGAGAACAAGAAATACCTTGCATATATTTTATTTATGGAAGGTATGATGCAAAAAGACATCTGCCAGCGTGTACAAATTACACCCAAGACTCTTCTTCGCTGGATAAATAAAGAAGCCTGGCGTGAGAAACTGGCTGCCCGCAATATAACACGAAGCGAATTGGTGAACAAAGCCCTGGCACGCATTGGTGATATGCTATCGCAAGAAGGCAGTATTGATGCCGATGCTCTTAGCAAGCTTGCCAGCTCAATCGAACGGCTGGATAAAAAAGATACACCTGTTACCATTATGGAGGTATTTATTCAATTTGGAAAGTGGCTTCAGGCCCGAGCTGCTATCGACAAAGACTGCAACCTTGAATTCATTCAAAAAGTTACTCGTTACCAGGATTTATATGTTACAGAAAAAATATCTCAATGAAGCAAGATGCACTGATATATCAGCGCTGGAAAAGCCATTGCGAAAGCGTTGCGAATGCAACACATATTTATCTAACCGAAACACCTCAGGATGCACAACTGCGGATATCAAAACTTTTAAAAAATTACGAAGATTTTGTCAATTACTACTTTCCACACTATATAACTGACCCTTGTGCTGAATTTCATATCGAGGCAGCTAATAAAATAAAAAATGATCCCAATATTTTTGCTGTATTGGAATGGCCACGCGAACATGCTAAGAGTGTACATGCATGCATCATGATACCCTTGTGGCTTAAAGCTTTAGGTCAATTGAAAGGTATGATTGTAGTAGGCAAAAACGAAACTGATGCCTGTATGCAGATTTCGCATTTGCAGGCAGAGTTGGAGTTTAACCAGCGGTATATTCAGGATTTTGGGCCCCAGAAAAAAACAGGCTCGTGGGAAGATGGCGAGTTCATAACCAGCGACAATATATTGTTCAGAGCCTACGGACGCGGGCAAAGCCCACGAGGAGTGCGTAACCGCGAAAACCGTCCTAATTACTGCGTCATTGATGATATAGATGATGATGAGCTGGTTCAGAATCAGGATAGAGTGGAGAAAGTGGTCGATTGGATTATGGGATCACTTTACAATGCCCTCGATCTGCGCCATAGTCGATTAATAGTTGTAGGCAACCGCATACATCAAAAATCTGTATTGGCGCATATAGTAGGCGATACCGAAGAAGGAAATCCCAAACGAAAAGGATTGTGGCATTCCAAGGTAATGGCTACTATTGATGGCACTTTTACCGGACAGCCATCCTGGCCACAAAAATATACCAGAGAGCAACTACAACTCCGCTTCGAACGCATAGGCTACTACATGGCTATGCGTGAGTTTTTTCATCAACCCATTATTAAAGGCAAAATATTTAAACGCGAATGGATAAAATGGGGTAAAATACCCCGCCTCGATACCATGGAACGTATCGTTTGCTATTTCGACCCAAGCTACAAAAGTAAAACTACCAACGACTTTAAAGCAATAAAGGTATGGGGCAAAAAAGACCTCATACTTTATTGTATCGATGCTTTTGTAAAGCAAACCACTATTACTGAGGCTATCCAGTGGATGTACGATTTTTATGAATCTACACGCGATAAAGCCGCCGTAGAATTTTATATGGAAGAACTTTTTATGCAGGATACCTTTTACGATGATTTTGAAGCAGAAGCGCGAATTAGAGGATACTATCTACCCATCAAAGGAGATACACGACGCAAACCTGATAAATTTAGCAGAATACTGGCTATATCCCCTCTTTGGGAAAGGGGCCTCGTGGTTTACAATGAAGCCAGGAAAAAATCAGCCCACATGATAACAGGCATCGAACAAACCCTCGCATTTCAGAAAGGATCAGCCATGCACGACGATGGACCCGATGCCGACGAGGGCGCTATCTGGCTTCTGCAACGCATGAGTCGAATAGATCATTTCGAAATTACACTCGGAACACGAAATCATAAAAATCTTTTCTGATGTCATTTATAACACAGGCAGATTATTTAATGCTCATATCTTCAGAAGATATGGAGCTTGTAAAGCAAAGCAGCGATGCAATAAGAGAAAAAGCCGAAAGTGCTGCCATGGACCAGGCAGAATCGTATCTCTCACAACGTTATGATTGCCATGCTATCTGGACTACCGAGGGCGAAGCAAGAAATAAAATGCTGGTTATGGTACTTATTGACCTGGTACTGTATCACCTTCATACGCATTTGCCTCAGCGTATGGGCATGGAAATAAGACGTCAACGATACGAAGATGCCCTGGCCTGGCTCGAAGCTGTGGCGGCAGGTAAAATAACTCCAGAGCTGCCTCAACCCTCAGAAGAGCCCTTGCAAACACCTATAAAATTCAATTCTAATCCTAAAACACATCCATACTTCTGAAAAAATCTACCGATGAATAATTTAAACCCCATATTTAGCGATCACAGGGTAAAAAAACTGGCCCGTTCAATCAATGACAAGGCTGGACTGCTGGCTAATCTTCATCAAAAAACAACCCAGCTTATCCGCAGAGATATTAATGCCTGGCGACGTGCTCACCAACAGGCCTTAGATGTAGAAAACCCACGTAGGCGAGCTTTATATGCTATCTACGATGATATTTTGATTGATGGACACCTTACAGGTGCCATCGAACATAACCGCAAAAACGATACATTACAGCGGGCTTTTAAGGTAGTAGATAGCAAAGGAAATAAGATACAGGAACTGACCGACTACCTCGAATCGGGTTGGTTTAAACGGTTAATTAGCCTTTCGCTTGATTGTAAGTTCTATGGTCATTCCCTGATAGAACTGGGAAAGCCCACCTCAGTAAATGGGAAGCCTTCTTTTGAATCTGTAAAGCTTATTCCCCGCGAACATGTATCGCCTGAGCTGGGAGTATATATTATCGACCCCGATGATGAATGGAAAAAGGGGATTCCCTTTCGTTCGCCCGAGCTCTATCCATGGCTTATCGAAGCAAACGACGATTCGCTGGGTTTGCTGCTTAAGTGTTGCCCACCGGCCATCAGCAAACGCAACATACTGGCTTTCTGGGATGAGTTTGCCGAGATATTTGGTATGCCCATACGCATTGGTACCACCAACTCGCGCGACCGCAAAGAACAAATGAAAATCAGCGAAATGCTCGAAAAAATGGGCTCCGCGGCCTGGGGATTATTTCCAGAAGGAACCGATATAGAACTCAAAGAATCGAGCCGTGGCGATAGCTTCGAAGTGTACGACAGACGCATCATACGGGCCGATTTTGAGATGAGCAAGGCCATTTTGGGCCAAACCATGACCATGGATAATGGCAGTAGTTATAGCCAGGCAGAAGTTCACAAAACAGTGCTCGAAAAAATCCTGGAAAGCGATGCCGACTTTATACGCGACCTTGTCAACAACGAACTTTTTCCCAGGCTTATCATACATGGATGGCCATTGAAAGAATGCCGCTTCGACTGGGATGAAAAAATTGTTTTTACCCCCGAGCAGCAAACCGAGCGCGATCGACTGGTGCTTCAATATTATCAGGTAGATCCTAAATATTTTATCGACCAGGGCTATCCTATTTTAGGCCCCCGCAATAACGAAAATTTAGGCCATACCGACGATTTTTTTCGACTGAGCCCCGCACAGTCGGGGCTATCCTTACTTAAAAAAAAGACTCTCGACTCGCTGTATTGCCCCCTGTGCGGTGAAGTTACCCTTGCTTCTGATCTTCCGGAAGAGATAGCTGATCACCTCGATAAGCTGAGAAAAACCACTCAAAAACTTATTGAACAGATTTTTAAACGCAAAATTAACCCTGGTGTTGTGCATACACCAAGCGTTGCAATTACAGCAACTACTTTTGTAGATGCTGTGGATAAGCACCTGGCCGCGATGAAGCTTTCTTACGATACTACCACCGATGATTATAAACTCTATCAAACCATCCAGGAGAATTGCTATAGGTTTTCAGCCGCCAAAAATTACCAGGAAGTTTTGCTACTTAGTAAAATGCTGACTGGTCCCGAGGGGAAAATACGTTCGTGGGAAGAATTTCGTGAAATGGCTACCCGCGTGCTCGATACCTTCAGGGGCGACTGGCTGCGAACCGAATACGACCAGGCCCTCATAACCTCGCAGCGCATTGCCGACTACCGCAGATACCTTCAAAATGGTGATATTTACCCCACCTGGCAATACAAAACGCGGGCCGATGGCCATGTACGCGAAGCACATGCCGCTCTTCACGATTTTAAGTTGGCAGCCAACGACCCTGCCTGGCGCTTTATTTATCCGCCTAATGGTTGGCGCTGCCGTTGCTATGTAAAGCCTCTCAGCGAAGATGCTCCCCCTCACCATGCCGGTGAAAAAGCTATTGAGACGTTAAAAAATACCATTGACCCGAAAGGTCGCAGCGAATTCGATAAAATGCAGGCACAAGGGTTTGCCAGCAATCCGGCTGCCGATGGAATAATTTTCCCTCAGAAACATCCTTATTGGAATAATGTGCCTGATGAGGTGTTGCGCAAAGCATCTCTTATGGCCCCCGAAAACTTTCGCCGGGTGCATACTGCCCGTAATGGTGTAGGCTGGGTTGATGTGCATCCCCTGCAAAATAATCAGGAACTACAAAATAATCTGAATATTGCCATTGCTTTTGCTGATAAATTTGGCGACCAGATACGTTTGTTACCCATAGATCCAACTCAAAAAAATGCCGATGCACAATTTGTGAGCAGAAGCAATGCATCATATGAATTTAAAACTGCAAATACCAGCAACACAAAAAACTTTTTAAACAACAGATTAAGAGCTGGCAAGAAACAAGCAAACAGGCTTGTACTCTCTCTGAAAAATTTGAATATCAATCAGATTATTAGTGGTTTGCTGAGTGCATTTATGAACAACAGAGCAGACCAGGTAGTTGAACTAAAATTATATTACCGCGGTATCTTCGTTGACGTACCCATTAATTTAGCTCGTAAAAAAGAAATTGGTAAGCTTCGGAATAGATTGATAAAAGAAATCCGACAAGCCAAAGGCGACTTGCCGGACGGAGGTCCAGGTACATGACCTGGTCCGCTGCAAATATACAAATAAATTACCCCCTTTGTCAAGTGTTTTATGCCATTTAACGAAAAAATTTTTTTTGTGAAATTGCAAAAGCTTAAAAATCTGCTCGATAGTGTGCCTTCTATCGTAGGCCAGGAAGCCGAAAATTTTTTTAAAGACCGCTTCCACGAGCAAGGATGGCGCGACGGGCAACTCGATAAATGGCCCCGAAAAAAAGTGGACAATGGCTATCCTATCCTGCGTAGCAAAAACCCCCACGGCTTGGTAGATACGATCGTGTGGGAAGTTTTATCAGATCACCAGGTAAAGATAACGGCTGGCAATCCCCGTAAGCCCTATGCCCGTATTCATAACGAAGGAGGTGTGATAATCGTACCCATTACCCCACGCATGAAAGCTTTTTTCTGGGCCATGGCCTACAAGGCCCGCGGAGCCGAAAAAGAAAAGTGGAAAGCCATGGCCCTTAGTAAAAAAAATACTTTTGCAATACCTATTCCCAAACGCCAGTATATGGGCAAAAGTCAGGATCTGGAAACCAACATTATTCGCACAATTACTAATGCCTTAAATCGTATTATCCATGATTGACCATCTTTATCGCGCCCTGGCTGATTTTCTGCTCGATATAAAAGACTCAAACAACGAACCTCTTATTCGTCATGTAGCTCTGTGGAACAGGCAGGTCGATTTCCTGGAAACTGAAGGAACGTTTGCCACCCCTGCCGTGTTTGTTCAGTTTCTACCCATGCAATGGCATCAACTCTCGCAAGGGGTCGAAGAAGCACAGCTACAATTGGTACTTCACCTGGCTTGCACTACCAAGGCCTCTGCAAAATCTACCGATCAATTTAAAGATGCTGCGCTTCAAAGATTTTACTTATTAGCTAACCTTCACAAGTCGTTTGTTTCTTTTACACGTAGTGGCCCATCCTGGATGGCTGGTAATCCCGAACGATTATCGCTGGATATTGATCACGATCACGGCGAACTTACCGACGACCGTATGACTTATCGGCTACCTGTGGCCGATGCCACTGCCTGTACGCATGCAGATTGGATATCTAAATTAATTCATCCCCAGGCACAGGGATCATTTCGCCCCCCGGTCTAAAATCTTTTTTAGCCGTCGGGAGTATTTCGCCTTTAGCTTCGCAAGCTCCTCCTCTACTATTTGAGGATTGTTGCGAATAATAAGCAAAATACTTTGCTGCCCTATGAAAAACTCTTCCCATTCCAGGATACGAAAAACATCGTCTGTGCGCCGGCGCTCTATCTCAGTCCAGTATAAATAACGCTCTATCAATTTTCGATTACGAGCCATTATCAAGGGGTGTTCTTTAGTCCTCATCCTGTTCTGTATTTAAATCGCCATTCATCTCTTCATCATCTTTCATGGGGGCTTCTATCACCTCATGCCACAAGATCCATGTGAAAAGCAAACTGCATATTATCGACACTACCAATAGATTCATCATAACTCTGAAATTTCTAAATGCGAGACTAAATCCGCGTTATTCGAAATTTTTATCATTGCAAAAGGCAGCTTTTTTTCAAGCTTAATGGAAGCAAAAACAGTGGACCCATTCATTATCGAAATTCTAACCATATTTTTATTCTTACACTTTAGTCTTGCAACAAGGTTTAAATGGGGTTTAAAACTGCCTATCCTGTAAATGCTGCCTTGCCGTTTGTAAAACAAAACCATTTTACCAGCCAGCAAACGGATAAAAAATTCTGTTCTTGCCCCAATTATTTGCATAATAGGCCTTTCACTTATCAGTTCATTTGCTTCTTTTGTAAATCGCCAGGTAATTATTTGGCCTCTTTGGTTGGACAGCAATCTTAATCTCATGTTCTGTCAATATAAGGTTCTATAGCCATGCGAAGGCGCTGTTCAAGGCTTATCATCAATTGCTGATCATCAAACATTTCTCTATTATCGAGCCATGCAATAAGTGCGTAGTACTCAGCAGGCTTCAATGTTAGCCTCATGCCCTGTCCTCTTTCTAATGCATTCTCAAGCCTTCGGAGAATTTTTCGCAAATTATCTTTCACCAGCTCGCGCAGCATGGCATTTCCTAATCTACGCATATTGCTGCTTACCAATTGTATGATCATTTCCTGTATTTCTGCATCAGTAAGCACAATGCTTACATTTCTTTTTGTCTTTTTTACAATTTTACCCATAGTAATTCTCCCATATTTTTTGTGCAAGCCATGTTTCCTGATAAGCCTTTTCTAATTCAGGATGCATATTCATGTACGCGTTATATTTAGTATAGTGTCCAGTGCGTTTATACGATCTTCTTTGCTTAATCTTTCCCAAAGGCGTTAAGTTCTTCTCTTATTGCCCACTTTATAATTCAAATGATGTATCTTCACTAAGCTCAATGAGCTCGGTGTCGTAGTATACTTTTGGTAGATTATACACATAATCAACAGATAAAGGTGCATGCCCTAAAATCATAGCCCTCTCTCTATCCGATAGGGTATCACCCATCTCTACGGATTTAATTCTCCCATGGCCGTCAAAGGTGTATATCACCCGTTTGTTTCTGTCAGATGACCGAAATAAAAATTTCCTTTCTCTCATCATAACATAATATTTTTTAAAAAAAATACCTCTATAGCTTGCAGCCTTTCTGCAAATGCCTTGTTGTACTTAGCCAGGCTCTCTACATTGCGTATATAAGCCATGATAGTAGCATGGTCGCGCATAAGAATTTTACCCACTCCTGAATACGACATACCCGTGTAACGCCATAGTAGGTAAGCAAAAAACATCCTTTGCTCCACAAGATTTCTTTTCCTGCTTTTGCCCCTGAGCGTTGTCATATCAACCTTCATTATTTCAACCAACCGGTATATCATTCGGCGCGTACTGCCATCATCACGTATAATTTTCACTTTTTTCTGCATAAGTTTGGCAACTTCGTATGCCATGCGCGAGGCCGGATCTACTATCCACCCAGGATATAAATAGATTATGCCTGCCCTGTCAACCTGTTTTATAATTTCTTCAGGCTCATCGGCTAGCAATTCATTGTTTCCTTCATATGTTACGTTGATAGTGCGTGGTGCCAATAGTTTTTTCATAAATATGCCTTATTGAATTGGTTCTTCCTTTTTTAGCTCTATATAGAAGGTTTCATCCTGGTCAACATAGATTCCAACCTTGGGGAAAAGGGCGGCTACAGTTTCGTCTTCGCGGTCGGCTAATAGCTTGTCCTTGGCAGGTTCTTCAATCGTACGCACATATTGGGGCAAAAATTCTTTAAGCAACTGCAATACAGCGCCCCAGGTAAAGCCTTTGAGTGTTTTTAGTTTTGGATTACCGGTTCTAAATCCAATGATGCCATGCACCATCTCCAGGCTCTTCTTCTTTGCAAACAATTGTGCCTTTTGCTCCGTGGCAAATGCCTGCACAATTTCGAAGGCATTATCTTTCTTTTGTTGCAATTCGGCCAACTCGTCCTGATACTTGTCGCGTATGCGTGTAATTTCAAGATCCATTTTGGCCGTTATTGCCTGTTGTCTTGCATCTGCTTCGGCATACAGGGTTAAAGCTTCTTCGGCCTGCTCGCGGCTTACTCCGCTAATTACCAATCGTTTTTCTCTTGTTTTAGCCATTTTTCTTCAGTTTTGGGGGTTATTACTATCTGTATTTTACCTATGTGGTTCATCATAAATTTTTCGGCATTTGGGCCTATCCATCCTTTTACCGGCCGTGCACCATCAGTTATTATCACTGAGTTTTTTAGGGGATTGTAATGCATTATCTTCATATTCTATTGGTTTTACAGTAATTTCAATGTGTTTGAAAACACTCACTACGCCTTTACCAAGGCAGGTATAGCATATTTCTCCATCCGCATTTATGCCTGTTCCCTGACACTTACGGCAGGCTTCTACATACTTAATGTCGATAATAAAAGGTCGCATACGAGTTAATTTTTTAAGGTTGATTCGTTAATAATAAGGCATGCCTCGTTGGCTGCTCTAAGCATGGTCTTGCGCTGTTTCACAAATTCATTGTATATAGCTCTTAGCTTACTAATAGGAATATCATTGAAATTTGCATAACCGCTGGCCCTACAGGCAATACCTTTTATAATTTCTGCATCCTCTGCATAATGCATATGACGCAGGTAAGCTCCTATGGCTGCCATCACGCGTTTGCGCCAAACATCTGCCTGGTGAGTCAGAATACTAATGGCTTTCTCAAGGTCTGCCAGGCTCATTTGTGTAGCACTATCTACACCAAAACTTTCTTTTAACGCTGCTTTTTCTGACTCGTTAAGTCCATTCAACGAACATAAGCCATGAAAAGCTCGGATCAATTGTTTTCTTCTGATTTCTTTTTCGTTTTTCATAGGGTTTTGTTTTTTTGTAAGGCTATCGATTGATAGTTATCTGCACCTTGCTCCCATATTACGTAGGGTTTTCCACCTCCATAGCGGCTTACAGCATAAGCCACATAACCTTCGATGTAAATTTTTACATTGGCATCGTACCTGATACTTCTCGCCGTTCTGCCTGCCGGCTCGCGGCCTTCTGCATGGCTTACAAACACAAAAAGCTTGTTTCTGAAAGAGTCTCGCAGGTTTTTATAATCCCTGTAGTTGAGTCCAGTATATTGAATAGAATCGATAATCACTATTGCAGGCGATTTGGGCCGTTCCAGCCTTTCCGTAAGTTCATCAAGAGGTTCCTTATCGAGCAGGATCAGATTTTTTATACCCACCAGGCCGTTGATTTTCACTGATCTTTTCAGGCTTTCCGATATGCCTTCTTCAAGCGAGTTGTATGCCACCCGCCCAAAACGCGTAAGATAACCTGCGAGCTGCAAGGCAAAGCTGGTTTTTCCATTGCCACTATTGCCCCAGATCAACCAGCTACCGCTTCGTTCGGGCTGTCCTACCAACGCCAGCCATGGCCCATCAAAAGCCATGGTAGCCATTTTTTTGCTTTCGAGCTGTGTAGGATATAGCGCACGTTTGGTTTTCATAAGGCTGTCTGTTTTTGTTTTTGTATTTCTATATATAGCCTCGTAAGCGATCCCTGCGTGCGGTAATACAATTCCTGAACATTGTCAAACCCGTTTGCCCGAGCCACTATAGCTATCTGCTTTCGCAAAAATGATTCACGTTCTTCTTTCCCTTCAGGCGTTATGCGTTGATATCGCTCACCAAACCGTCGAAACAATTCGGCATATCCTACCTTTTTATTATGCAGGTGGCGCTCAAACTTAGCGCGCAAACCATCGGCGCCCATCATATACCAGCCACATAAAAATTCCGTGGCATTCCACAATGCCTTCAGTTCTAAGGTTGCCTCGTAATACAGATCGCCTGCCTCGTCGAGTATTATCAGGGGCCGCTCTATGCTACGCAGATAATACACCAGGTCGGCATATACATCGGCATACCACCCGCTGTATTCTACCCCAAACTCCTTGGCTATAGCCCTTATCAGGCGCTGTTTGCTTTTCACCTGGCTACAATCAATATATACTGCGTTACGATGAGTTCTTGCATAATACCTTGCTGCATACGTTTTGCCTATGCCAGCATAGTCGCAAAGCATTGCACTCAGACTGTTTTCCTGACACAGTTCCAGCTGTGTGGTAATGAACTCAAAGGTAGGCGTCTTGGCTGCTACAATAGGCTGGCTATTGCCCAGGGGTATACTTAGCCGCCTAGCCAGGCTTAGCCAATTGGCATCGCTAAGCACCTGGTCAGTTTCTCCCTTAAGCACCCTGCTCAACTGAGCGGGGCTCACTCCCAAGGCTACTGCCATTTTTTTGGCCGATGGATATTTGGATAGTTCGGCCCTCAATCCCTCTGTAATTTGTTGTTTTATGCTTGTGGTTATCATACATTATGGTTTTTAGGTGTTAACATATTCAAAGACTGTTTAATGCATGTGTTGCTATATCGTTTTCATCACCAAAATCCCAGATATTTTCATCCGGTTGCTCGATAATTTTCACTTTAGGTTCTTCTTTTAAGATTTGTTGCTGCCTCTCATTAATCACTACTACAGAGGCATACTTTTTCTTCACCTCTTCTTTTTCTCTGGCAAAAAAGTGTGCCTGTCGTTTGGCCTGCTCCGTACGTATGCGTTCATCAACGGCCGTGCGTTCAGCTTTTGCTGTGTTGTAGCGCTCGTAGGGAAGCACCCTACACAGGTATGTGTCGTCCTGCCACAGGTAAGCCTCTCTTATTAGACCTTCATTATTTGGCAACCAATAAGCCTGCACATTCAGGTTGCCAGGCTTTAGCATTTTCAAAATATCAAATGACTCTATGTAATAATCTTCGTATTGTAGCCTTACATAGTCGTTGTTGCGTATACTCGTCTCAGTAGCATTGCCAATGTAGCGTAGTATCTTGTAAGCTTCCATTCTGGCATTGGGGTTCACATTCTCCATGAGCACCTGCCAACGACTTTTTCCAGGATATTTTCTCTGATTGCTGTGCAAACCATGATTATAGTTGTTGATATGCTCAAGCGTAGTGGCTATTAGTTCCTCTTTGGGCATACGCGGCTGCTTCAGATCTTCATCTTTGGCTGCATTTTTAACCTTATATGCATCGTGTTTTGCATGCCACCGTCCTATGGGTAGTGTCTGCTTCATCTGTCCATATTTCAGCTGCCTGATAAAATTCTCTGCATGCTTATCTCTACTTTGTCCAGGTACGCAGTAGGTTAAAAATGAAAACAATGCGCTAAACTCCTTGTCCATATCACGTATCAGGTGGTTCTCTACCTGGGCCTCTAAAGGCCAGGGCAAGTTGTAAAAGATTAGAGTTTGATACATATTGCGCAGGCAATCTTTTACCATTTCCGTATCGGGCGCATGCGTAGCAAACGCATATCCCACAATGGCCTCGCTTGCCACATCGAAAGCCATATATACGTTCAGCTTCTCTCCTTCTGTAGTGCGTAGGGCATGCTGCCAGTCGTCGAGTGTGATCATACTCAGGCTGTAGTCGGGTTTTCTGCGACGGTTGAACGGGGTGGCTTGAGTTATATGGTCAATCCTGGCCTTGCGCAGCTTATCTACTATTACTTTATTGGCTGGTTTGTTTAATATATTCCATACTGTACTGTAGCTGATAATGATGTAGTTGCCCTGCTTATCTACAAAATCCTTTCTGTCGAATAGCTCACCCGTCTCTGCATCTGCTATTTGAAGGCTGCCGGCTATAAATTTCAGGTAATAGTCGTGCACCCATTCGCCAAAGGGCAGATTATCCATGCAATATATGCTTACAAGTAGTCGCTCAACCAGTTCGTTGGTTTTTCGGCTGTTGCTATTACACCAGTTGCCATGTATCAGGCTTTCGTATCCGTTTTGTACATACTTATTCATTACATCTTTCAACCTCCTGGGGTGGGTAGGCAACGAGTGCGGCCACTGCACAGTGTCAACCTCCGATATCATTTGGGCCACTACGGCATAAATCTCTCCTTTTCTTATGCCCAGTGCCTTTCGCTTTCGTGTCGTATCCTCTACATATTTTTTAACAGCATTCAGTATGCAAGCTTCGGCCACATATCTGCGTTGTACGTCTGGTTTCAGCAAACGGCCATCCGGCAATTTATATTCAGCGTAATAGATAGATGCTTTCTCGTCAGGCACCAGGTAATCTTCGAGCAATGTTTTTTGCGCCTGTTTGTAAAGATCACCCAATGATGCTTTTATTGCATCCTTGCGATCGCTACGCAATGTCTCATATTCTATCAGTGTTTTGTTGCCTTTGCCTCCCCTGGTAATTGTTTGTAGATAACCCCTTTTCTTATCGCTTTTATAAAGCGCATAAGACAAACCAGCCGTCAGCCATTCATCTACCGTAATACAAAGTATGCCTTTATAGTAGCTTGGCATCGATTGTTTCAGGTTTTGTTTTCTTTTAAAAAAGCCGGTCTGTTCCCGGCTGCCAGGCCAGCCAGGGCAGTGTTCCGCTGACCGCGGCCATCCACCGGCCCCTACTACATGGCGCCTGCCCTTTCGCACCATGCAGCTCGCGCTTCGGGGCACTCTTCCTCTGGGGTTTATCTTTCATACAAAATGCTTACGTCGGCCTCGCCCCGCAATACGCGCAGCGCCGCATCCACACCCCGTGGCGTGCAAAACAGCTCGCGGCTTAGCCGGTTTTTCAAAGCATACTCATACAGCTCGCGCATTATGCTCAGGTTGCGTACCCGGCCCATATACACCAGCCACACCTTCTCGGGGTTTAGCCGCATGCGCCGCGCCACCACATCGCAGTCGGTAGCATCTACATGTCGCTTTATCTCGCTCAGCAGCTCGCGGTATGCTTTCTCGTTTTCTTTTTCGGCCTGGCGGGCCACCTTGCCCTTCAGCTCGTAGCGTCTGGTGCGCCGCAGCGTAGGCAACACCTCGGCCGTAACCCACTTGCGAAACTCGCGCGCCCGCGGCTTGTTGCTGCGCATCACCAGCGCATACAGCCCACTCTCGTTCACCATCAGCATCTCTTGCGGGCCTCCAGGGGTGTCAAAAAAGTTTACTCCCTTTTCATCTTCATCTAGATTTTGCACTGCCATTCTATGGTTAGTTAGTTCCAGTGCATCGCACACATCTTTGGCGCAAAACCAAAACATGCCGTTTTGCTCGGTCATGCGCAGGGTTCCAAATTTTTCGTGTATCAGTTCCATAATGCTTGGTTTTTAGGGGTTTAGGGTTGTTCGTTCATCAGTTGTTTGCGGGCGGCTATCAGGCGCTCGAGTGCGCGGGCCACTTTCGCATAAGTTTGGCCGCGGCCCCGGCTGTAGGCCATGCGCACAGCTGTGTGGCTTATGCCCAGCATGCGCGCCACGGTTTTCAGGTCGCCATGTTGCCTTTCGGGTATCAGTTCCTTCTTTTTTGCCATATCTTTGTTACGTTTTGGTAAACGAGGCAAAGATAAGTCAAAATATCAACCAATGTCAAGCATTTTGGACAAAAAATTGACCATAAAAGAAAGAATTTTACAATTCATTGAATTTAAAAGAATTAAAAAAGAAGATTTTTTTAATTCACTTGGGGTTTCGTACTCAAACTTTAAAGGGAGCAATCTATTAAGTGAATTAGGTAGTGATAAAATAGTTAAAATTTTATCTAACTATCCAGAATTAAACCCCGACTGGTTACTAACAGGCGAGGGCCCGATGTTAAGGGAAAAGCAAGAGGCGCCGGCCAGGGCCGAGCCGGCGCCCGCCGGAGGGCCCGGGGCCTTGCCGCTGCTGCCCGTAAGGGCGCTGGCAGGGCTGGGCAGCGGCGAGCTACAAGTGCAAATCAGCGATATAGATACCTGGTATCGCCTGCCCGATTTCCCCCAGGCCGATTTTATCATTCCCATCTCGGGCGATAGCATGCTGCCTACCTACAAAAGCGGCGATCTGGCCATCTGCAAACGGGTTACACATTATTATAATATAGTATGGGGTCGGCTCTATGTGGTCTATGCCACCGAAATGGGCGCTCTGTTTAAGCGCATCTACCCGGCCGATGATGATAATTTTGTCATTTTGCGTAGCGACAATGCAGCGCATTATCCGGATATACGCATTAAAAAGACTGATCTGTTAAATATATCGCTTGTGCTTGGGATCATACGAAAGGATTGATTCATTCTTCATTTATTGTCTCTAAATAACCATACACACAAGCTTTTAAAGATTATTCTTTTTTAATTAATTGTAAATCAAATATTTGTTTTGTTATTTATAACAATTCTTTAAGGAATTATCCCCCCAACTATTTTAAAATTTGGCCTATTTTTCCGTTTGTATAAAGAAATACCCCCCAATTTACAGGCCTTAAAAAATCCCAGTTTTGCCC